TCTGTTCATGTTCGTGTCTTTCGGCTCTATCCACACGTTCATGCTCAGGGTCGGCGTTGTGCTGGCAACATAGACGCATCCGGTAGCGTTCGCAGAGTAGTTTGTGTACTTCCCGGTAATCGTTGTCCCAGCGTCTACCTTCTTCCACGATGTCGAGTTGGTTGTTCCAGCGGCCTTGCTGATCCACCAGTTCGTCGTTGCCGACTTGAACCAGAACAACCACGCACCGTCCGTACTCTCATAATAGTTGGTGGTATCGTAGATCATTCCGTTGTTGTTCGTGGTGGAAAAGATATATCCAGTTGTCGGGATACCCGGAACGCAATCGCCATCGTTGGTTGCGATGTACGCTATCGAAGTCTGATAGACCTGAATGGCAGACAAATACCCGTCCTGCGCGTTGCTCGTTCGCAACGTGGTGGTGGTAATTGCCGTCGTGTTGGTTACTACCTGACTCCAGGACATCGGAATACGGTTCTGCCCAAACGCCGCAACAGCGATCATCAAGCAAGCGATAAAAAAGAAGCCGGTTCTTTTCATCCTATTCTCCTTTTCTTGAGGGCGACACGCATAGCAGCGAGCCGCCCGTCAACCGCCTGCCTAATAATCTCCGAGGTTCGTCCAGTGAATCGTAATCACGCCGGAAACAGTATTCGTCGCCGTTGTAGACGGTGCCAGAAAGTCGTTCTGGTCCACGCCAAAGTTCAAGTACATATCCTTTGCCGTAGTTGTCCCGTCAAACTGCGCCGCCGCCGCCAATGCCGAACTGTTCGTCCCGTTGATCGGGTCTGCGCTTGTGGAAGGACAGAGATCAACCATTGTGCCTGCAAGCGCGTTCGTGCTTGCTGCCACCGTGCCAAGCGCCCAATCGCCGCCTGACGCCAATGGCAACTTGTTGGTCTGCGGAGCGAGGATGATATTCTTCACCGTCACCCCGTGAACCAGCAACCGCCCTTCGGGGAAGTCGTAAATCTTCACGCTGCCCCATGCGTTCGTTTGGCTTTCTGCAACAATCTTGATTTCCGTTCCATTCAACGTCAGCGTGGTTTTCTTCATGTTCCCGTAATCAGCGTCCTCCGCCGTTACGGTTGACACGCTTGCCGTTCCGGACGTAACAAGAACATCACGAATGCTCACCGCATCAATTTCAAGCGTTGCCGTTCCAGCATCGTCCGTTGTCACCATCGCCGTTCCGAGTTTGCTCGACCTGAATCCGGCCCCGCCCACATCGCGGGCCATCGCATTCATGCCAAGAGCAAGCGCAACAGCGACAGCAAAAAGAATCGTTCGCTTCATGTCTTTTCTCCCTGTTCAGGGGGCTTTGGGATTACCGCCGCCCCCGTCACATTGTTGTCGTGTTGCTTACGCCCCGGCGTTGCCGCGCAGCCCATGCGGACGATCCGCGCCAGTGACAAACGTCATGGCAATGCGCTGCATGGTAACGTCCACGTTCTGACCGTCCTGCCAGGTCTTGACGCCGGGTTTCTTGCCCCAGTACCAGTACAACTGGAAGTCCGTCTCGTTGACCTCAACCGTGCCGAACCACGCCGTCGAACTCGTCAGGTAGTCCCACACAATCACGTTGAACGCGCCGCGAAAGATGTTCGTGGCGTTCAGGTTGTCTTCCGGGTTCCCGTCAGACTTCGTGATTTCGAGGGCTTTCCTGCGGAGGGCGCGAGGAACAACCAGGTTCCGCATAATCAGCGGACGCTTCAAAGCGCGCCCGTTGGTCGTTGCGGCGAAGTTGTTGTCCATGTCCTCCAGCGAATCGGGCGACAGCGCAGCCGCCGTCTCCTCGTTGTCCCACGTGCCGCTCCCGTCTTCCAACGGGCGGCTCTTGTCGCAGAGGTTCATCCCGTCCGCGCAGATAAACGGAACCGTCGCGGAGAACGCGAGATTGAACGGAAGGGCCGCGTGCAACTCGATGGTGTCCTTGCCGGACGTAATCAGCGCGCGCTGAATCTTGGAGATCAGCTCGTACTGCGCCGTCCTGCGGAGCCGGTCTTCATAGCGGAAGCCCAGCCGGTAGTCCACCGGGGTGTACGTGTTGTTGAATCCTTCGATCACGGTCCCCATCGCAATGTCGTCCGCTTCCCGGTTCTGAGGAACCGTTCCGAAGCCGACAAACGATGTGTGCTTCACGTGATCGAGGTTCGTGGTCTTCTCGTTCCACAGCCGCAACCCCTGAATCGGCTTCTTCACCATGTCATCGTGAATGACAGAGAAGTTCGTCTCCAGGAAGTCGGGGAACTGTTCAGGCAACAGGATGCCGACCTGTGACCATGTATTTGTGAGTGCAGATGCAGTAGCCATTGTCGTTTTCCTTTCGCCTTATGCCGCAGGGTCGGCGTCAATGATGTCGGTCTGTATTTTGACGTACACAACGGCCAGCGTATCGCTGGAGTCGTACACGGCTGGGTTCACAATATACCCAAGGTTCTGAATCGTCACCGCTTCCTCCGATGCCGAAGGATCAACCGTGATGGTCGTACCGGAAACGTCCACGCCTTTCTTCTGACCGATCAGGGCAGTAGTTGCCGTTCCGCTGGTCAAGTTCATCTCGAATATCATATCCGGGGTGATCTTGATAACCCAAACCAGTCCAGCCGCATCGCCAGAAGCGCGGTCTGTAATGGCCTGATACGAAATGCCGCCGGTAGTCGCGCCGTTCGACACGGCGACAAGCTCACCGGAGGTGTTGATGCGAAGAAACTGTCCAGCGCCCCAAGCCGTTGATTTGGCAGCGTAACGCTGCACCACCTTCGGCGTTGTGGCAGCTTGGAACAGCCTCGGATTGCGAGCAACAAGAGTTGCCATGATGTGATCTCCTTACTGTTCAGTCATCAATTTGTTCAAGCGCACCACCGGCATATTCCGGGTTCTTCGGCTTGGAAACGGCATCTGCCTGCGCCTTTGCGCGCTGGGCGGACGCTTCAATACGCTCGCGGTATGTCTTGGTCGGGATGCGGAACAGCGGATCACGCCGGTGCCGGACGATTTCCCCGTTTTCTCGGGTAATCGGCTCGTACCCCTGACGCTTGTAATCCTCAATCGGCGTTGTGCCGTCTCCGAAAAACGCATGAAACTCGCCGTCGCGTACACGCCCGTCTGCCGAAACAACAGACAGACATTCAGGCGCATACTGTTCGATGAGGCTCTTGCGCTCGTTGACGGGCATGTGGTTGACGGAAATGTTCGGCGCAATTCTGCGCTTCGGCGTTTCCATCTTTTCAACTTCGGCAACCGGGATCATCTCGACAAGTCCTTCCGATGTCAGCTTCTTCTTGTAGGTTCTCGGCATGGTCATTCTCCAATTGCGAACTTGATGATGCCCTTTTCGTCGCCGGACGTAACAGCGCCGGACGCCTTGAGAAACGACGCGAACTGCTCTCGCTTGTTCGTGGGTTTCCTCACGTCCGTTGCCGCCCGCCTGCTCCCGACCGCGCCCGGAGGATTGAGTACCGGAGTACCCGTTCCATTCTTCGCCACGTAATGCTTTCGCATCGCGCCAGCGATCCGTGCTTTCATGGCCAGAGGCATATCAGCGAAACCCTCCTGGTCGAGCGCCTGCATCGCTTCCTGCATTTCGGCGTAGTCCGGGGATTGAGAAAGCATCTTGGCCTCCATCTCCTCCCGAATCTGCGACTGCAACTGCTGGATGTACTGGTGCTGTCCCTGGAGCATTTCGTTGAAGTAATCAACCAACACGCCGGGGTCCGTAATGGACTCCCGCTTCAACTGCTCGATCCGTTCCTTCATTTGGGCGCTGACCTGCTGGGCTTGCTTCTCTTGCGCCGGATTGCCAACCAACTTGGTCAACAACTCGACTTGAGCCTGCATTTGCTTCAACAAGGTTTCACGCTCCGACAAGGCCCGCTGCGTATCTTTCCACCGTTTTTCGTAATCTTCCGGCTTGGTACGCTGCTGGTTATCGGCCCCTTGCGTTTCGGAAGGACTCACATCGGAGGCTCCCGTTGCGCCAGCTTGGTCCGGCTGTGGCCTTTCGCCGGTGCCCGCTGTTTGCTGCGCGAGATTATCCGCAATCTCGGGAGGCTCGTCACCGGCCTGACCGAGAATCGGTATTTCCTTAGCCATTATCCGTTCTCCTGTTTTTTACTTCCAGACGAGATTGTATCAGCCACTTGAGCCAATGCAAAAACCCGCCTGATTCCAACACTCTCGCCCGCCGCGATAAACCCCGCGTGCGGGTCGTTCTTCTGCATGGCCGCGAGCGCGGAGTATGCTGTGCGATCCATGAGTTTTGCGAAAAGCGTTTCGATGGACTTCCAATCATCCTGCGCGATATGGTTGAACACGGCGCGGATTTCGTCTGAAGTGCATTCCACGCCGATCATGTTTGAAAACGTTGCCTGCAACTCTTTGGTGATTTCCATTGGTTACTCCGTCGTTGCCATTGCGGGCCTCCCGCCCATTGAAGCCCCAAGGTCAGCCGCCATTTCGTTGCCCACTTCCTGTCCCGGCGTCTGCGGAACGGGCGCGGCCTCTGGCGTCATCATGCCCTGTGCGCCCATCTGTTGCTGCATCTGCATGGCCGCTTCCTGCTGCTTCAACTGCTCGGTCGCCATAATGTGTTGCCGCAACAGCCGCAAGCCGGGATACATGCTTTCCGCATTTTCGATGTACTTGAATTGCGCCTCAAAGTTCTTGTGCTGCAACAAATGCGTGTCGTGCGCTTCCCCAGGCTGCGGAGGGTCGTACTGATTCCCGTACACCATCATCTGATTTTCGAGCCGCGCGATTCGCTCCGCATCGTAGTTGTGCGTGTCGCGTATCCAGCGCGGGTTGTGCAGCTTGTTCAGCGCCGCCCATTCCCGCAAAGCCGCGGCGGGGTCCACCGCCTGCATGAACGCGGGATTCGCAAAGATGCCTTGCAGCGCGTAGTTGAGCGCATTCAGCGCCGTCTGGTCCCGCTCCATTCGCTCCACCACGTCCACTTCGACCTCGTAGTCGCCATAAAGCATCGCGGGCCGTACCTCAAGATTCTCTGGTTCGCCGGTCAACTCGCACACCTGTTCCGGCAGCGCGTAGAAGTGCCAGTACCGCGCAATGGCCTCCGCGTAGAACGGAAGAAGCTGCATCAACTGATACCGCGCGTTCATCATGTGCGGCATTCGCGCCTGGTTGTAGACGTTGACCGCCTCGGACGCACTGGTGCGCCCGCCCATCGGCATTCCCTCGATAGCCTGTACCGTTTGCAACGCACGATCCGCGTCCTGCTCAAGATAGCTGATGTTTGCCATGATAGTGTTCGTGATGTCCGCAAACTGGAACTCGCTCAGACTCTCCTGGCGTTCCAGCCAGAACACTTTGTCGCGCCCGAACGTGAGGTCGTCCATGTAGACTTCGCCGCGAATCGCCTTCAACGGCTTTCGGTTCTGCAAAGTCCGGTTGTCGCTGGCCTGATTCTTCGCTGTGGTCAATTCGTTGAAGTTGCTCTCGATCACTTCCGCTGCGCTGATGTGATACAACCGCTCGGAGTCGTCGCGGAACTGGTGCCACATCATAATCCGCACCATGTCGTCCGGGTCCGGGTTGCGCTCAAAACGGACGCATCGGACGCTGGTGGGATCGTCCGAACTGCCAGCATTTTCAATGTCACCAACCAATGTCAACCAGTACCACGCTGGCGCATTCTTCGCGGAATCCCACTTGCCGTCAGCGATGGGCAACCGCACGAAAACATCCCATTGCCAGTACAGCCCCGTTTCGGTGTCGTCCGTTTCGTCAATGCCGACATTCGTATCTTTCGTGCGCTTGACATCGGTGTTTTGCTCGCCCTTGTAGAGATGGCTTGCGCCAAGGCCAGCCACATTTGCATACACGCCGGAACGCTGACCATCGTACAAATCGGCGCCGGGAGTCTGCCCCTCGATGATGATGCAATTCTGCTTCTGCATGTCTCCGATATTCGGGTCCGCATACAGACACTCGTTCGCAAGAAATCGGAGCGATGGGAGGTTTTCGACAACTACTTCGCGGTCCTCGAAACGGTAGCCTACCACGTTGACTTCCCCGGTAGTCGGGTCTGGTATTACGCGATCCACCACCTTTACCTTCCGCATCGCTTTTCTATGCCGCCACTCCACCATGACCGGCAGATTCCCATACTTGTTTAGCAGCGTGGTTCCCTCCATCACCTTCACTTCAAAGTTGTCACGGCGCATCGTCCATCGCGCCAGGACGTTGTGCTGGTCTGCCAAAATGCGGCCTTCCTCGGCCTTGAGGAATGCGCCCTCGGAATAAATGGGCCGGTATTTGAACGGCATGTCGGATTCCAACAGCACGGAAAGAGTTTGCGTGGCGAGCCGTGTAGACTGCCGCCAGTAGATCGTGCTGCCAGTCTTGGAGACCGGTGGCGAGGTGCTTGGTTCTTTCGTAGACTGTTCCGCGGTGTTCTTCCCGCACTTGAACATATAGTCACAGTTCTTCCACACCGTCTCAAACGGTTCGCGCAAAGTGCGATACCGGCGCAACGCGGCAGAGATGATCGGGAGCGCCTTCGGCAGCAAGTCCTTCAACGCGCCTTCGTCTTCTGCAAGGTTGTTGATTTCCGCCGTGGACTCTGGCAGCGCGCCCTGCTCGATCTCGTCCGGCATCGGAACGCTGTCAACCTGTTCCTGCTGCTGCGATTTTTCAGTCGTCATAGAAAACCGCTCCAATCATAAGGTATTCCGGCACTATGTAATCGGCCTTGGTTCCGGGTACGCGGGACACGGGTTTGTCCGCGACAGTTTGCGCCAAACCGCCGATTTGTTCCTTGCGAAACATTTTGCATTTCGCACCCACCGCAAGAATCTCCACCCATCGCGTCAACGAAAACGATCCGTCAGACAGCGCGACCAGGATTTTCCCGTCCGCATCGCGCACGTGATCGCGTTCGCATTTCCGCACCAACAACCGAGCGCCAAGTGGTTTGACGTTCATCTCAATACCCACATATTGTAGAGGTGATTTTTCTCGATGCAAAAGGTTGTAGCGTCCGCGCCGCGCCGCGTCCGGTCTTGCAGTACAGGTTTCCGAAATAGCGCATCGGGATTTGCGCGAGGTACAGCGCGCAACTCATCAGGTGGTCGTTTTTCTTCTTCGGCGTCTCTTTCAGGTTGAAGTTGTCAGCCTTCGACGCATAAGTATCCCAAACCCAACCTTCGATCTCCGAAATGAAGTTCTTGAGGCTTGCGAAAACGTAGATTCGCGGTGCGCCCATTTCGCCGGTTGCAAAATGCCTCCGCGTAGGGTCAATTCTGAATAATTCCTTCAACGCGGGGACCGAAAGTTCGGTTTTTGCGCCGCTGGCCTGCTGAACATGCAGTCCGCAGGCGTTGTAAAGCCATCCAATCTGCCGCCCCATCTCCTTTTGCGAGAATGAACGGCTGTCCAGCACGGTTTTCAGGAACTCCTGCTCTACAAAATCCTCTTCGTAGCGCGGATAATCAATTCCAGTCGCAGGATCGTGGAAAATGTCGAGCTTTTTGCGCCTGTTTCCGCACATTTCGATGATCGCCGGTGCATTTTCGGCTATTGTGCGCCCCCGGTTGTAGTATTCCTGGTAGAAAAAGACGTTCATGTCCTTGTCCACCGCAGCACAGAGGCACGCGGTCGGGTTGTTTGTGCCGTGATCCAGCCCGCGGTATCGCGTGCAATCCTTCGGAATCTCGAAATCGTCTATCACGTGCAACTTGCGGTCCCATTCATCAATCACAAGCCCACTTGTCTCATGCCAGAACCCGAAATATCGAGCGCGGCCCTCCCGCTGGGCCTTGACATCGCCGGTCTCAAACGGCTCGACGGCCCACTTGATCCGCGCCTTCTCCTGCTCCTCTACCGGATAAACCCAGTCCACCACATCAGGCACTCCCCATGTGTACGTTTTGACCGTGTGACCCTTGGTTTTGCGCCCGGAATCGAGGTCGTTGATGAACGACTTGGCCCCTGTGTCCGGGCGCCCTTCAACGGCATGTGGCGTGAGGCTGAACACGTGCCGACCACCCAGCGTCCTCAACCGTTCGTCGGCGCCGTCGAACCGCGTCTCGGGCGGCTGCTCGTCCCATAGCCAGCGATGCAATGCCTGCGACTCGAAAACATCCTGGTCCTGCTCGTAGACGTAGAAGAAAATCCAGCTTCCGCATTTCAGCCGAATATGCGGGTTGCGGTCCCACGCGATGTCCTTGACCGGCTTACGCTGTTCTGTCTTGTCAGAGTACGCGCCAAGCTGTTCATCCGGTATCCACTTCTTCAACTCGGGCCAGATAACCGTCTTGTGCATTAACCATTTGTACGTGCCAACCCCAATCTTTATCGGGCCATTCCACTCCCTGAACGCAACGCCATGCTCGGAGAATATCGGCCACTTCTGTTCACACGGTACGGCATCGAGGATCATGTCCACAATGGCAAGCGTGGTCTTCCCAACGCGGTTCGGCGCCCGTATGATGCGAATATCCGTGGTGTAGTCGTTCAGGAACTCTTCGGCTTGCCTGCCGTGCGGCGAGAAAAACTTAATCGGATTCCTGCGCGCTGCCCCGGCCAGCGTCATCACGGCCTCAAACGTCTTCGGATCGCGCTCCCGCAGCCCGCGCAGGAAATCAACGCGGTACAGGTAAACCGATTGACCGGCGAAGATTCGCAGCACGTTCTGCGGATCGCGTACCCGCGCCATCAAATCCTCGCGCTGCAAATACTCCGCATACGTCATCTTGTCCATGAGCAGTTCGTCGCCCTTGTCGTACCCGAATATGTAGAGCGGTTCCCCGTTCCGCATCATCCTCCGCGCCTGTGCAATCCCGCTGCTCAAATCAGCTTTCCCTTCCCCGCCGTCATGTACGTGTCCCGCTGCATCCTGCGCCGGTGATCCTTCTTCCCCGCCAACTGCGCCAGCGCAATGTCCAGTTTCGCCAGCGCACCAAACACCTGGTCACACTTCTTCGATACCCGCTTCGGCATGTACGCCATCCCCCGCAACATCTCTGTCGAGTCCTCCTGCAACCGCGCCAAATCCTCGACCACCCTGCCGATATACTCCCGCCGCTCCTCAAGAAACTGCTCAACGGTGTCCCATCTGCAACCGCTCCCAACGCGCAATTCCCAATTCTCAAACTTCCGCAGCGCGATCCGCGTGCCAGCCGCAACACCCATTCCCGGCGCAGCCCTTGCACCCGCTTTCATTCCGCCATTGTAACCGCTTACATTCCCTTCATCCACAGAACGCACCCCTCCGCAGATGCTTGTAACCGCTTTCATTTCATGGCTTCGAGAATGATGCCGCTTGCATCGGCGCCGACCAACCTCCCCCACACCACCGTAGTACTCTCCACCTCGCCGCTGTTCGCCACGTTCCTCCACAGTGCAACAACAATCCACCCCTCGCCGTCCGCTTCGTTCAACTCCATCTCCAGTTCCCGATCAAACGCAACGCGCACCCGGTACTCCACCGCGCGGCGCGGCCCAGGACGATCCTCGCTCAAAACCGTACCAGTACGCCAGCGGGCCGGTTTTCGATTCTCTTGCGGCCTTCCCGCCCACCGCCGCCCACCGTGTGCATCCGCATCCGTCTCGGAGATGTTGTGTATCGCGCTTTTCCCGTGCCTGCTCCCTACAACCATCATCGCCTCAAGCCTGCCCAGCTTCGCCATTACTCGCCTCCCTCATCGTTGGCAAGACAACGCAAAAGCGATTCTCCTGCCTTCGCGCCGTTGCGGTACTCGACAAACAAATGGCCCTCTTGCCGCAAATACGGATTGTCGTCGTCTCTCGATGATTCCACACGTGCAATCACGTTTACAAAACCATCCCACCACACGGGCGCATCTTCTCCGCACAGTTCGCGGGTCGCATTCACCAGCCTGTTTTTCCACACGCACAT